ACCGCTCACACCAATTAGTCCGGTGAGAGTCGCAACCGTATCCCCAGCCTCGACCCCTGGAAGATAGATCGATCCAGCGCCATCAATGCCGGCAAATTCCCGATATCGTAGTGCAATGGCTTCAAGCTGGACCAGGGCGGCACTTAAACCGAATCCAAGGCTGCTTCCTGAATTAACCATTCCCGGGTTTTCGTGCCAGAGAACCAGGAGCATCCTTGCAGCACTTTTCGCCTCTGCCCGGATGGTGGTATCCAGTTCCCAGGCGTGCCCGGTTGCATTCTTGATGTACGCATCGATTAAGGGCAGCAAGGCCAACATATCAGCATCGGTCGTTTCACACCGTAAAGCTGTCGCAGCTTCAGAGGTACTTAATATATTGGCCATGCATACCTTCCTTTTCGATATTTAGACCAGATAATACAGGTCTACGCCCTTGGTACCGTTTGGAGTGCCGTTGAGTGAGAAAACGTTCTTCTCAATCTCATCGTCATCGACAGCCAACGTGCCACTATCGGTGCTGCCGTCGAACAATTTCACTAACAGCAAACCGGCATTGTCAACAATGTGAGGAACTCCAAATACTTTTCCTCGCCCGATGGACACCGTATCTCCAGCGGTGGTTCGCGCTGGCAGATCGATCTGGGTAACGGTTTTGAATGCTTTGGTTCCCAACACCTCGGTGGCAGCATTGAGAGCAATAGTCTCAGTGATCTCCTCGTCCAGGATATTTGTTCCGGTGATCACTACATCACCCGCAATACCTGCAGCGTTACCTTTAATCGTTACGTTTCGTGGATAATCCGGGTTTGTGATCGCCGTGGTCACCACCGTGGGAACACCATCACCCAGTGTCACCGCAGCGTGCACTGATGCCACACCTACAGCTGCCGGTGCAATGTGATAATGTTGCAAAAGCTGAGCTTTCAAGGTTGCCAGCGGCAAAACTGGTGCACCACTGCGGTCAATATGACCGTCAACCTTCCAGACATCCCCACCGGGTTCCATCCTATTCTTCGTAGTTGAATAATCTTCCATTTCATCCTCCGTCCTTCTAATCCTCATCCTGGGAGGGGTTATTGCCCTTCCCTCCCAGAAGTTGAGAATTCAAGAAACTAAACCGGCAATGTCACCTTGAGCAGTTTCATCGCTGCAGTATCCACAGAAACAACATGGCACCGCTTGATGTACTTGATCTCAACGTTATCGTTGCGCCAGGCAGTCCCACCGATATTGGTGCTGGAGAGCTCGCCCGCAACACGCTGGAACATGGTAGCCAGTTCGCGGCCATCACCAACGGCGATCGGAGTGATGGTATTGGTGCTGAGGTTGGGGAATTGAGCATCACTCAAAGGCACAACTTCGCGTCCCTTGTACCGCTTCACGGTCTCATTAGTCGGGTCAGGTTGCAGTAAAGGCCGCCCGGTGCCGTCCACCAGCTGATCCATCAGATCGAAGCCGGTCTGGTTGCAGAAGATCTTGGAGCTCACGCTGATTGCGGGATCGATGCTCTTGTTCAAGGCGGTTTTCACAGAGGTGAGAACGGTCTTGTAATCGGTAACGTTCACCGCAGGAGAGAGGGCGTTCACGATCGCCAACAACAGGCTGGTGTTGGTGAGGCTAACCTTGCGTCCGCACCACTTGGCAAGGTATTCCATGATCGCAGCGGTTGAATCCGTGAGGAGGTCACTCGCCACGGGCAAATACCCGCCGTATTTCTTGAGGGTGAACTCGATCTTTTTGAAGGTCGGGCTTTCCATTGCTGGGATTCTCTCCCCAGAGGGGAAATCAGCTTCGGTAATCTCTGCAAAGGGCAGAGCGGCAGCCGCAACTTCCATTGCACGCCACCCGGAGTAAGCCATGACATTCTCAACATTGAAGTAAGGAGCCAGGTCAACGGCTAAACGCTGCTGTTCCTTGATCCTGTTGTCGAACTCGATCGGGTTGAGGAACCCGCCCTCAGAACCTGCAGGGGACCCGCCAGTCTCAGTCAATGCATCAAATAGAACCTTGTAGGGTTCAGCCCCATGTAAACCATTGGCGATGGTTTTTGGGGTGACACCTTTGCGGAACGCGTTGAAGAACGAGTCCAGGTAGGTTTGGCTGCCGCGCAGATCCACAACCTTTTTGGGTTCTGGATCTCCACCAACAGGTACAAACTTGCTGGCGGGGTCACCAGTCTCCTGAGTTCGAGCTTGCATGGAGATATACAACTGGTTCATCTCCTTGGCATCATTACGAGCCTTTTCCAATTCCGGGGACAGCTTCAAAGCATCCTCGGTTTTATTCGCCTCAAACAAGGCGTCAATCTGATCAGCAAGGTCAGTGACCTTCTGATTTGCCGCCTGAGCGGCATCGTAGTACCGTTTCAGATTCATTTTTTGCTCCTTCTAAGCAATTGAATTCTGTCTCGCAGTCGCCGCTCTTCTTCTGAAGGTACCTTCTGCGCAACAGTTGGATTAACCGGTTCACTGATCTGTTCGATCAATGAATCCGGAACGTGCATGTAGTTGGAAAAGCAATTCGCAAAGCCAGGCTGCATTATTCCTGTTGGCTTCTTTAGGCTGGCTGTCACCACTTCATCGATGAATCCGAAATCCTTCGCTTCACGAGCTGTCAGCCAGGTTTCATCAGTCATCATTTTGGCCAGTTTTTCCCGCTCCATTTTGGTTTTGGTCTGATAGGCATCAACGATCGAATCCTTTACAGTCTTCAAAACCTCGAGGAATCCTTTGATCTCGTCGATCGTTCCCCAGGTTAACCCTGAGGGGTCATGGATCATGAATAACGCGGTCTCTCGCATCCGGATGTGGTCGGCGCCCGTAACCATCACCGTGGCAGCCGAAGCGGCCAATCCCACAATATCCGCCGTTACCTTACCGGTATATTCCTGCAGGATGGTCCTGATTACACTTGCGGCGATCACTTCACCCCCTGGTGAGTTGACCAATACTGTCACCGGCTTACCTCCACCTTTTTCGTAGAGTTCTTTTTTGAAGTTTTCCGGAGTTACTTCATCTCCCCACCAGCTGTATTCGCTGATAGGACCGAAGAACTCCAGTTCCACATCCCCGGATTCACTCTCGGCTTCATCCCTGAATCTCCAGAAAGGTTCATGCGGTTTTGCTGTGCCTTCAATCACTCGAATTGGTTTACTCATAGGTCATTACCTCCTTCGAAATTACCGTGCATCGTTCTTGGATGATTCGGGTTCAACCGGTGCATTTGGATCTGGTTTACTGATGGCCGCAACGCTGCCATCTGCCAGGATCACTGCCATATTTGCTGGGATGAAATGCAGGTCACCACCCGGGTACCCGGACATATCTTCGATCTGGCGTCCTTCATTCGGAGTGAGCACCCCGGTCTGGATTCGTTTTGCGATCACTTCTGACCTTGTCTTGGCATCAGTTTTCAGGATCACATCCCGGTTAAACCGTAGGTACATATACCCTTGCTCATCCTCGGACAACCATTTCAACCTGGCTCCCTCTTCGGTTTGTACCAGGTAGGGTTCCAATGTGGTGTTCAAGTAATCCAAGTTCTGCTGCTCGTTGCTGTTGTAGGCTTCTTTGCCCATGTTCAACTTGTAAAGTGGCATTCCAAAGAATTTAGCGATGTCCACATCAGTCGCCTGGATACTTTCCAGAAATTGAGCGTCAACCATTTTCATTGTGATCTGTTCGAATTTGGATACTTTGTTGTCCATGACGGCCAGCCGATAAGCGTTATTGGTGCCGCCCATTTGTTCGGTGTAAGAGTCACGGACGACGTCACGCGCTTTTTTATCAAGATCCCCACTCACCCAGATCAAGCCACCCGGGTTCAACCCCTGCGCGTAGAACTTCGCTTGGGTTGTATGCGCTGCCAATTGGCGACCGAATGTCTCTCTCGCATAAGTGATGATCCCTCTGCCAGTGATCCCGTCCGGGGAATTGATGATCATCGCAAAAACTTCGACCGCGGGGATATATTCAGTATCTCCATTGCTGAAAGTGGTCTGATACCACAGGGCGCCATTGGTCTTAAAGACCGGGAAGGTTGTTGCTGGGTTTAGAATGAACATCTCGTTGCGAGATCCATAAGCTCTGATCGGTTTCCAGATATACCCGGCACCGTGCACTAGGGCTCCCATTATGAATACCTTCTTGAAAATAAATGGCATCATGTACCGGTTCGGACTTACCTCCAACAACCAAGAAATGTTCTGCATTCTTGCATCGGGCACCAGGCGGTCGATCCTGCCAGGTTGTTTGCTTATGAACGTCTGCAGCGGCATTTTGGCATAATCATCCGACAGCACATTGAATGCCCGGTATGCCGTGGCCAGTGTTTTACTGGTCTCTTCATTGACCACCTGCCCGGAGGAGTTCTGCAAACCGCTAAATTGAATAAATTGCGGTAGGCTCATCGTGTCAGGGATGTTTGGAAACACTGCGTTAATCAAACTTCTCACGATCATCGGTTAACCTTCTTTCCACTAATCCCGATCAATAATCCCAACACGATCAGAATTACACCGGCCACGTAAATGGCAGCAGTGAAACTTATTCTCCAGGTTGCCCAAATAATGAATCCACACCCGATCAAAATAAAGGCATCATCCAAATACTTTTTCAAAATATGCCTCCATCCTCACTCAAAATTACCGCACTTAGATCCACACTGCCTTTGTAAAACTGGGCACGTGCCACCGCTATGGCCCAAGCTACCGTGGTATCGATCCTTTTGGTTCTGATCACTGATTTACCTTTGTGCTCTTTTACGAACTTGACTTGTTCATTTCCATTTTTGGCAACACTAGCGTTGCCAAAACACCACCGGGCAACCAAGTTTTTCTCGTGGGTCATTTTTTTGTTTTTTAACAATTGCTCAACCTGGTTGATTGGACCAGTCATAGCTGCAAACGTCTGCGGAACATCCACGCAGGTGAGACCTTCCTGTTCCAATTCCTGGATCAACATAGCTGCAAATGTCCTGTCGAGGGGCACCTCCTTGATGTTGTAGAGGGTCTTCCAGGATTCCAGGATTCTCTTTTTTACTTCGGTGTAATCCACCACATTGCCAGGGGTGGCAGTGATCCATTTGTTTTTCAGCCATTGGTCATAAGGCACGTGGTCGTTCTTGATCCGGTCTTCCATATTTTCTTGTGGAATAAACGGATCCCAAATCACGCGCCAATCTAGCTGATTTCCCTGGGGAGGAAATACACCGCATAGCGTGGTTAAGTCAGTAGTCGAGGACAGGTCCATGCCAAGGAAACAATCTTTACCAGCCAGGTCATCCCTGGACCATTCCCCTTCCGTTTGATCAAATAGATCAATGGGCAGCCAGGTCGTTAACTTTGTTGTGATCCATTGGTTAAGCCGCAGCCACCTGAAGAGGCGTTCATCTGCAGGCTTGTTTTTCGCTTTTACTGCCGCTTCCCGGAATGCCCCTATGCTTATGGTGTGATCCAGGCTTGGGTTTGCCTGGTACCAATTTGCCTCGTTGTATATGTCTTCACCTTCATAATTGAAAACTGCCACATACCAGGTGGTATCAACTTTTTCACCGGCCAACAGCTCCATTGCGTAATCATGGATCTCCCACCCGATAGACACCCGGTCCGGATCATCCCCGGCCGTGGTGATCACCCACCAGATAGGTTGCTCTCGAGCATCACCAGAACCACTGGTCATCACATCCCACAGATCACGGTTTGGTTGAGCGTGTAATTCATCGAAAATACAGCAGCTAACATTCAGACCGTGCTTGGTATAAGCCTCTGCAGACTCAACCTTATAGATCGACCCGCTTCTAATGTCCTCGATCTCTTTTCTGGATTCAGTGATCCGCGCCCGTTTCATCAGCGCCGGAGCCTGGAGTATCATGTCCTTGGCCACGTTGTACACCAGGGATGCTTGCGAGCGGTCTGCAGCGCAGCCGTAGATCTCGCCGTTCATCTCTCCATCTGCAAACGTGTGGTACAAGGCAGCTCCTGCCGCAATTTCAGACTTCCCATTTTTCTTGGGCACTTCCAAATACACGGTCTTGTATTGCCTGGTGCCGTCCTCTTTGAGCGTACCGTACACATCCCGGATGATCTTCCGTTCCCAGGGTAGAAGGGTGAAAGGCTGACCATGAAACTTACCCTTGGTGTGCTTCAGGCTTTCAAAGAACCGGACCGCCCGGTCTGCATGCGCCTCGCTAAACATCAGCGCACCGCCTGTGCATAGGATGAGCATTGCCAAAAGGATTGGTAAGAAGAGTTTTCTCATCTGCCATCACCCGATCCACCATTTTTTGCGTATTCGCTCACTGACTCATCGAGCAACTTCTCAAATTCATCAGGTACTTCAGGAGCTTCTTTTTCCTTCGGGGCTGCACCCGCCCGCGCTCTCGGTGTGAGGTATAAGGATTGCCGGAGCTTGGTTAGCAGATCCCGTTTCCTGTCTGCCCGGCCATCGATCTTGATGATGCCACCCATCACATCAGAAGCCTTCGAAGCCATCTTAGCTGCTTCGATCCATTCCTTTTGAGCCTTCAGCTCCTCGACTCCATGCATCATCGTTTCACAGAGGGTCATTGCACCGGTACGGAGAACATCCATTTCCTCGAGCTGCTCCATTAGCATGCAATAGTCAATTAGCAGATCCATATCCAGCCGGGTGATAACCACCGCCTCCAGGCTGTCGAACTCTCTCAACATCCTTCGCCAAACCGCAGCCGCCTTGGGGTGGTCCTTCAGCCGCGCCGGCTCGAGGGGAAGGGACCGCCTGGATCGCAGCAACTCTTCCTCTGCTTTTCTCTTTTCCGTTTCCGACTTTGTCGAGTGCCGGGTGTGTAAATCCTGAGGTTTACGGGCTGGCATAATAAATTAACTGAATTCTCCACATTGGGAATTAAT